GTTGGTCTTACTGACTGACAACTGCATCAAACCAATAGAACTGTCTGATATCAGCCGTGCCCAAAGGTAACCTGTACCCAAGTCTTCCCGTGTAACTGCTTTTTCCCGAGTAAACCTGTGTCCAGCAATAACTGGGGGAATGTCTACATCTGTTGTAGCAAACTCAACAACTCTTGCTACATTCCAGGTAACAAGGAAGTCTGAATCGTTTGCATCAACAATCTTTGACCAACCTGTTGTAGTAACTCCTATATTAGAAGTAGACATTCGTTCTATCCTCTAGTAATCGGTATTAAGTACATAAAGCCGGATTGTACAAGGTAGCTATTAGACCCAACCATTACGGTGCAGCCGATTACTCTGACTGCCCTGGTCTACCCGCAGATTCTGTATCTCTAGTTGCTGGCAAGCTTGTTCATACTTGGCTGCGTAACTATTACCCGCATGGAATTCGTTAGTCATACCAATAGGGTTATGCACCCGGCTGGCCACATACAACAGCAAAGGTTCCAAGTGGGTATAAGGTAATTCCAACTCTACCCGAGAAGGATTGAAAGAAGCAGTTGCCACAATCAAAGGATGCTTTGCCCGATACACCACAGTCAAGGTGGGAGTCTTCAACTGGTCAGGCAAGTCCATAGACTGAGCCGCCATAGCTGCAGGCACTCTTAACATGGTGTTGCTGGGGGTCATACAAGAGTAAGGATCATCGTGGTCATTCAAAGCCATCTCGAATCCATTAGCGGTGTATACCCTCTCTACTTTCAGGATGTCATCAGCAAATTCTTCTTCTCCCACCCCAGTAACAAACAACACATCCTCATTGGAGTTCAAAGGATAGGAAGTCTTCCCTGATTCCAAAGTAAACATCAACCTGTTCTCTTTCAGATTGAATCGCTTATACAAAGCCAACAAACCCATGTTCACATGCGCCACGACTTGTGGGTAGTTAGCCGCCTCAATAGCCCCAGCTTCTGATCCTCCCAGATTCAACTGGGATAACTCACCATAAGTGAGTTGAGAAAATACTTCTGACAATTTCATTTGAAATCCTTAAACAATATAGGAGGCCATGCGGTCTGTGTTGATCTCTTCAATATCCATATCCCACATGCTTGATCCTGTGTTACTTGGCTTCATGGCAGCTTCTTCTGAAGGTTTCCAAGGAACCAGTGAACCAAGCATAGAAATAGTATCTAAGAAGTCATCGTGTTTACTTCTGAAACCAGAAGCAGATACCAGACTCAATTCATTCATGGCTTCCATCATAGGTATTTCAGTCTTTCTCTCAGAAGGGAAAAACATCTTATGTGCCTTGAACCAAGGAACCACAGTATTGAACCTCACCATTTTATTCGTATTAGGCCGAATCCCCGGCTTAGTATCATTACCTTCTGAAGCCAAGGGGAAGTAAATATTCCTCTCCAGCATTTGACCTTGAATCCACTGGATAAACCCACCCTGTTGTCCGGTCACCTCAATACCTACTGATTGGGGTTTGTAAACCTGAGCCAGCCTGAATAGGTCATCAATATTGGCATCCATTAACTGACGCTTGCATACGCCATCTACCCACAACCAATCTCCTACATTGTTGTAAGCCCAGACACTGATCACACTGAAGTCAGCACTCTGCTTAATAGACGTAGCAAAGTCGGTGGTGATATAGAAGTTGAACCGGCCCTTGTTCCGTATTACCGTGTCCAGCTTGTACCAACTGATGTCACTATCCTGAACCATGCGGTCCTCATCACTCATGATTCGCAGCATCAACTCTTGGTTGAATGTCTCCAACTTTCCTGACAAGATGGCTTTGTCATACTTGCCTTTGACATACTCATAGGTAAAGCGATCAGGCCAACTTCCCTTGAACTCTTCCCGGCTACAAGGGAACTGTTCACACACAGGGAACACGTTCACCCCCCAAGCACCGGACTCCACCGCTTTGTACAAAGGATCTTTGGCATTGAAGGGCGTACCACTCCAGATGATCAAGTTCTTGGTGGGATGCAGCGCATAGTCCACTGCCTTGTACACGGTGTCTTCCACCGCACTGATCACCGTCGCAGACCGGGCATCCTC